CGGAGAACAGCTACCGAAGCAAAGGAGGATCCAATCATGGCGTTAACACGTAAATTTCTTTCCGCTCTGGGAATTGATGCGGACAAAATCGATGAGATCATTGATGCACATGCCGAGACGGTAAACGCGCTCAAGGAACAGCGCGACCAGTATAAGAAGGACGCGGAAGCCCTTCCGGGGGTGCAGAAGGAGCTTGACGATCCCAAAGCCGCTGGGAGTAACGGGGACGGATTCGAGGAGAAGTACAACTCCCTGAAGACCGAGTACGACAATTACAAGAAGGAGCAGGAGACGAAGGAGACCAGAGCCAAGAAGGAAAGCGCATACAAAGCTCTTCTCCGGGAGGCAGGAATCTCCGAAAAGCGTATTGACGCAGTGCTGAGAGTGTCCGATGTTGACGATGTTGAACTTGACGAGTCTGGCAAGATCAAGGACTCCAGCAAGCTCACGGAATCTATCAAGAAGGAATGGTCCGATTTCATCGTTACCGAAGGAACCAAGGGAGCAGATACAAGTACACCACCGGCGCAGGGTGGTGGAACTACATTCAAGACCAAAGAAGAGATCATGGCAATCAAGGACGGGACGGAACGCCGCAAAGCTATTGCCGAGAATCCGAGTCTGTTTGGTCTTGCACCAAGTAAAGGAGAATAATCATGGCGGATACTAAACTGACTACTGCCGCAGATCTCGCCCGGGTCCGTGAAGTGGATTTCGTCGAGAGATTCGGTGAGAGTGTAAAGAAGCTGATTGAGGCACTGGGTATCACCCGGAAGATCCCGAAGCAGGCTGGCACGGTCCTCAAGACCTATAAGGCTACCGGCACTCTGGAGAATGGCGCAGTCGCAGAGGGCGAGACCATCCCGCTTTCCAAGTACAAGACCGAGGCGATCCCCTATGGCGAGATCAAGCTCAATAAGTGGAGAAAGGCAACCACTGCCGAGGCAATCATTGAGAGAAGCTTCGATCAGGCAGTGTCCATGACCACCGACCGCATGCTCAAGGACGTGCAGAAGAAGATCAGAAAGGATTTCTTCGCCTTCCTTGCTACCGGTACCGGCAAAGCATCCGGAGTGGGTCTGCAGGGCGCACTCGCGCAGGTCTGGGGACAGCTTCAGATTCTATTCGAGGACGATGATGTGCAGGCGGTTTACTTCGTGAACCAGCTTGATATCGCGGACTACCTTGCAACGGCTGAGATTACGACTCAGACCGCATTCGGATTCACCTACATCGAGAATTTCCTCGGTCTGGGTACCGTGATCCTCAACTCCTCCGTGCCGAGGGGCAAGGTTTACGGAACAGCGGTTGACAACCTCGTGCTCTACTACACCCCGGTCAATGGCGCGGACCTGCAGGAAGCATTCAGCTTCACTGCTGACGAGACCGGTTATATCGGGATCCATGAGCAGAGCGACTACACCAACCTCACCGCATTCGACACGGTGGTGAACGGCATGACGCTCTTTGCAGAGCGGCTTGACGGTGTTGTTGTCGGAACGGTAACTAATGCGGCGGCAGGCTAAGGAGCTAATATATGGAACTGACCGATCTTTGTAAAGAGCTTAACAACTGGTTCGACATCTCCCGATATTTCGGGCGGTTTACTATCAAGGATGGGGCAATTGATCTCTCCGAAATGACGACTGATGGGTCTATTATAGAGGGTCAGTATTTCCGTATCGCTGGCAGTGTGTTTAACGACGGTGTTTACCAGTACCCGGCTTCTGGTCTGACAGACGAAGTTTTCGAGGGTGCGGTCTGGGCGATGGCTGTTCCTCCTGCGGTCACCGCCTTGTACTTAAAAATTGACGAATGGGTTACGGCTCACAGCAAAGAGATCGATAGCCCATACCAGTCCGAGTCATTTGGGGGCTACAGCTACTCGAAGAGCGGCGGTGGGGATGCCTCGGGAAACCTTACATGGCAGGGGCACTTCAAGCCTGAGCTTAATAGATGGAGGAAGATATGTCCTTATTGAGTGACGCAATGGAAACATGCGTGAAACTGAATAAGCAGACCACTTCGGATGGGTATGGCGGCTACATCGATAGCTGGGCAGATGGAGCGGAATTCGATGCCGCGATTGTGTTCAACACATCGATGGAAGCCCGGGTGGGAGAGAAACAGGGTGTGACAAGCCTTTATACGGTCACTACTCCCAAATCCCTGACTCTCGAATACCATGATATCTTCAGACGGGTGTCTGACGGGAAAATCTTTCGAGTCACATCGGACGGGGACGACTCATACACCCCGTCTAGTGCCACACTTGACATGAGACAGGTTACAGCGGAGGAATACATTTTACCGACCAATGGATAAAGAGCAGGCTATTTCAAATTTCTGGTCCGGATTTGGGCTGATGGCTTATGATGAGACCATAGTGCCAGACAGTGCGCAGATGCCGTACATCACCTATAGTGTGGCTACTGGAAGCCTCGACGAGGTTATCTCCATGACGGCAAGTCTGTGGTATCGGTCCACATCGTGGGCGGCTATTACGAAGCTCAAGAACCAGATTGCCGAGTACATCGGGGTTGGCGGGAAGGTCATTCCGATTGAAGGCGGGTATATGTGGATAGTTCGCGGTGCGCCATTCGCCCAGCGAATGAGTGATGAAGATGGTCAGGTAAGGAG